CGATAGATTTACCCCTGCGGAGGAGTACGTCGCGTTGTCCGTGAGTTGTGTCCAGCCAGAACCACCGGAGCGGTAGAGGTGTGTTCCCCGTGCCGCAATGGCTCCTTGTTCAAACTCAACCACCCCGCGTACAAATCCACTTCCTGCGAGTTGGGCATCATCCCACTTCGTGTACCCTTCAACACGACGGTACCCACCATCTACCGATGGCTCGAAGTTACGGAGTACTGTTGCAGACCCCGGTACCTGTAGCCCCTGCTGTAGAGGAGAAAGGTTTGTGATGAGACCCCCGGCAAATTGAACGGGGAATGTCTGCCACCTATCCGGCATCTCTAAAAGGCCCTGAAGTAAGCGTTTTCGTTCACAAGGAGAGTACGCATCTGCTTGATGCCGTTCTCAAACTTGCTCTGGGAGAGGTTTGCCATCTCGATGTTGTCACGGAACATGTAGGCGTAGTACATCGCACCGTCAACAATCACGTGGCGGAAACGCTCGGGAATCGTCGGGATGTCATCGTAGAGTTCTAGCTCGACAGGGAATGTGTAGTACTCGTACTCTATTTCAAATGCCGCGTTGGGCTGTGGTACGATAATGAACTGGTCATCGGGAGTACGCACGACGTTACGGGGTACACCGCCTTTTGTAGAGTCGGTTTCGTACTCCTGATCAACGTACTTATCGAGATACTCAGCGTAGGTTAACTGCTGGAGTTTCTTACCCTGCCCCACGTTGAGGTCTGTGTCCCGCTTAACACGGAAAGAGCCAAAATCTACGTACTTGGAATTGTCGGGAATGTCGTAACGAGATACACCAGCAGTGAGAGTTACTTCTTCGGTAATGTGATTGTACGGCCAAAAGAAGTGGGCTTGGTTGATATGGCGAATAGACGAGTTGACGGCCTCTTTAATCTGTGGGTAGAAACCTTTTGCCGTAGAGAAATTACCTGACGTTAGCTGGGTTTCATTAATCCGAAGAGCGACATCGTTTGTGAGAGACAAGAAATTGTAAGCCATTATACTTCCCTCACTCGTAAGCGAATTTTGCGCTCGGCAGTTAGACCACCCGACGTTGTAACCTGACAGTACAGATCATACGTTGTGTTGGCTGTACCGAGAGATAACTGGATAGTAGCAGTAGTATTACTGTTGGAATTACTTACGTGTTGTAGCCCGTTGATGATAGTTGTCGGGGTATCAAAGTTTTGCTTCACGTTGTCTGCATCATCACAGAACCACGTCACAGTCGATAGGGTGTCGCCGTCGAGAAAGCGAGACCAATCAATACTGTAGTCTAGGATATCGTCGGGATCTTTGTCGGGCCATTTGAAAGACATTATGCGGCTCTTCCTACATAAACAATTCTGGGTGGGGCAGGCGGTACTTTAGCAACACGGAGCGCACTGCGGTTTGCCACGCTAAATACATTCTGAGTCGTGCCAACTGTTACGCCAGAGACAGCCGGTGTAATTACAAGGCTATCGAAGGTGGGCTGGGCACTGTCTGAGATAGTAACAGTTCCGGCGGAAGCTGTTGCCTCAACCCCCGTAACGGCCACATTAGCGTCAGCATCAACGGTTACATCATCCGTGATAACGTCTGGCTGGTCGGTGATGATAGTAGCGGAAACACCCGTGAATGAGAAGTTTGCATCACCAGTTAGAGTAACGGTGGTGACTTCCCCAGTACCTTCTACGGCTTGGGCTAAGTAACGAGAAGCAATGGTAGCTGTTGTGGTAGCACCAGTGCCTTCTACGCCTGTTACAGCAGTGGAGGCCGCGGCAGAAACATCGGAGGTAGTAACAACTCCAGTGCTTACGGCACTTTCCGGCAACTCGAAGTTGGCGTCCCCGGAAATAGTTGCCGTAGTTACACTTCCTGTAACTTCAGCCGCTTGCGGGGTGATGTTTGCTTCGCCGACAAAGACGAGTGTTGCGTTGACGGTGCCGGTAAGCTCGAATCCGCCCCCGTAGTCAACTGCACGTACAACAGTAGAAGGACGTCCGTCAGCTTGACCTGCCGCCATTGTCCCTTCAACACCCTCTGGGATTGCAAAGTTTGCATCCGCAGAGATAATCGGTGCCGTGTTCTCTCCTGTACCCTCGACACCTGTAACTTGGTGGATAGCTACACCGACAATACCGACGGTGCTAGCCGCACCAACTCCTTGTACAGAAGTTATGCTGTGGGTAGCGTCTGCGGTGATAACTACGTCGGGATCAGTCGTTGCCGATGCAGAGACAGAGGGAAGAGATAGTGTTGCTTTCGCTACAACTACAGGGCTGTTAGCTAGTCCAGATGCTGTAACGTCAGTGGTAGTTAGGTTGCTGTCCCCAGTTACAGAGACAGTTGTTGCGGAACCTGTAGCAGATACCCCCGTAATATTTACGCCGACATTGATCGCCCCGTATCGAGACGAGCCATATACGCCAGTTCCGTATAATGCGGAGGGAGTAACTGCCACAGTAGCCCCTACTTAAGCGATACGGATAACAGCGTTAGAAGCGTCAGCCGTAGGGAATTGAACAACGAAGTCGCCGTTGGTGGAAGTCTTGTCACCACCGAAGGCCAAGACAGCAACAGCGTCAGTAGTTCCAGAACCACCGTTTGTAGTTGTGTTGTAGATCAAGGCACCGTTTGCAGTGATTGTCGCAGATGTCCAAGTTTCGTCATCGAAGTCTACAAACGCCGTAGTACTTGAGAGAGTTACAGATGGGTTGTCGAGTGCTTGACCGCCAGCAGAGTATCCAGACCCAGAGACTTCGTTAGAAGTTGAGTAGTCCGTAGTCGTAGCGTCGAGTGATGCTGAAGACGTGAAGAGTGCAATATTAAATGTGTCTGTGTCCATGCCGTGATATCCTTTGAGAAGGTCACGCTTGAATGAAGAGCACATTGCAGTTGTAATAGCCATTGTTATTATCCTTTGTTTTGTACCATGTACTTGATATGAGAGTTGATGCCTTGCGTGATGTACTTGGCTATCACGGTTTTCATCTGCTCCCGGAATATGTGAGCCTGATCCCGCACGGGTTGTGGGGCGTTTTCGCTCACAGATAGAATATCGTTGACCGCCATATCCGCTAGTTGCTCGGAGGAGAGGGGGCCGTTGCTTGATGTGTAAACTTTGAAGTCTATCATAGATATAGTTTAGGTATCGTGTGGGGTTTCGTCAAGGTAGGACAAAGAATTCTTCGACGGTCGCAAAGGTTGTTAGGTCTGGAGTTAAGTTATTACTCGGGGTTACTTTGAGGGCATCACCCGGTTCAAACACGATGAAACCATCGGACCACTGCAAGAATTCCCCCACTCCTAAGTTTTTACCGGCAATGATAAACGCATCGGTACCGTCTGCTCTGTCCCACATAATTTCAAAGTCAGTAGCCGCGTTGTCGTGGTTTGAAACATAGAGCAAACTCATGTGCGCTCGGCAGTTTGAGGGGCAGGTATATACGGTGTCCTGCTGGTCTTCCGTCGTGCTTACGATTGCGACAGTCTTAGCCCTTGAGTTTTGCGCGATATTAACAGCGGCCATCTAGACCCACTCACCTGTAGCCATCGCCTGACAGAGTCTCTCTGCCCGCCGGCCTACCTGCTTTGCCCACCGGGAGTCCATCGCTTCTTCTGCCGCAGTCTCGAAGTCTTCTTCTTCGATGGCCGCCCACATATTCTGGAACTTCAAAAGGGTTGGAATGCCTAGATTGAAACCCATGTCAACAAGAACGCGCTGACGCACAGCATCAAGTCCAGCAACCACGGGTTTTTTCTCAAGTAATTCATCTTCTACGATCTTGATGTCGTTCTTGAGAAGATAACGGGCTTCGTCTTCCGTGATTCCCCGATCTTCGATGTTGCGACCAACTCCTATGGTCAGCTTGTCCGCTGTACACTGATAAGGCTTGAGCTCGAGACCCTCATGGTCAATGAGTTGATCTTCGAGGGCTGTCATATCATATTTCATTAACATTTCCATCTACGTCTTGCGGCTAGACCGCGTTCGCCCTTCCACCCTTTGGAACGAGCACAGAAACTTTTCTTACGAGCCGCTCTCTTCCCCGTCGGATTGTCTTCCGTTACTGGGGCTTTGAGGTTTGATCCCGTCGCCTTGTTGTATTTTGCGCGTCCCTTGGCAGTCAGACCACCGCCTTCTTTTACGGACTGCTTTTCTCCGCGGCCTACTGATAAGCTAGGTCCTTTCTTGCGAGACTTACCGCCTCGGGCCATTGCCCAACGGTCTGTGTATCCTTTATCGTCCACGAGATCTTACCTTCGCTTTCTTCGTATTAGCTACGACAGTCTTGCCTTTTGCCCCAGCCGCTTTCTTCTTACGTGCGGTCTTTGCTCTTTCGGCTTGTGACAGAGACTGGGCTTTTTTCTTAGGTAAACAACGGTCGGGGTTCTTCTTGTTCTTTGAAGTACCACACGCACCTTTGATCTTACCGTCGGTACCGATGCGTACCCACTCTTGATCCCGCCACTTCTTTAGCTCACCCATCAGCTTTTACCTTTGGATTTCTTGGCGTAGTTGGGGTCTTTGCAGTACTTTGATGCGGCCATGTTTGCGTAGGCTGATGGATATGTGTCAAAGGTACGTTTAGCCCAAGCCTTTCCCTTTTCACAGATCTTTCCACCAGACGCCATACGGGCTCTTTCCCATCTTTCTGTGTAGCCACCCATTGCCTTTTTATCACGTGATTTACCTGCGGAAGAAAGAGCGATGGCAACAGCTTGCTTTTGTGGCTTTCCTGCTTCCATCTCTTTGCGGATATTTGCTGATATTGTTTTTTGGCTAGAGCCTTTTTTCAGTGGCATAATGTGGGTATACCCCCGGCGGGTGTTGTTCGGATTCTATATTATGGTTATCCTTACGTCAACACCATATTTTTATGATGCTCACGTAAAGAAGGGGCCCGAAGGCCCCGACTTATTTACGCTGGAGTTTGATCAGCTTCGTTTGGCATCTCAACAACAGTTGCGAATACACGCACCTTACCGTTGAATGTAGCCGTAGCTGAAGTCAGATCCAATGTATCAGCGGCAGTATACAACTTTGCAGTTGTACCTACAGAAGTTACACCAGAGTTCTGGCCGTCAGCGGCGTCAACAAACTGGGTTGCACTCGAGTCGTCACCTAGGCTCAAGTCAGCGGCTCCAGCAGAACCAGTCAAAACCTGAATACCTGCGTTGATGACCAAAGTGTTAGCAGGAATCTCGAATACTTCGACAGAGTCCGAAGTAGTGATTGTAGTTGACGAGCAGTCAAGGTCTACAGAGATAACCTGCGCTTTGCGGCCTACGGAGATACCCGCAACCGCATTAGTAATGCTATAATCAGCCATTATTCAAAGTCTCCCTTAGTCAGTCTTAACGACGCCTTGTACGAGGGCTTCTGGACGCAAAACCTTACGGCCGAATACGTGAAGACCACGAACAATGTCGCTGAATGTTTCAGTAGAACGGACAACTTCTGTCTTAGCGATGTGCGATGCAGTCGCCGTAGAAGACATGTGACCAGCGATAACTACGAAGTCATTTGTAGTATCCTGTGAAGTGATTGTCACAACGTCTGTGCCAGAGTTGTTCAGTGCAGTCGTCTTGTAGCAGTTCATGC